CCAAGTCTGTGTCATTTCAGTCTGGTTCAGGACGTCCGTTAACTCAATTTGGTGACTTGTTTGACATTAATTTTTTATTTGGTCCTAACGCTAAGACACTTATACCTAGTTTAGATGCATTACAGGACAAATTAGTAGCAGTGTTTGGTGTTAGCCCGAGAATAAACAATCTAGGTGAACTAGGTCAAGCTATGAGTAAATTCCGACAGCCAGCTCTAGAACATCTACCTGTGTTGGCCACTGATTCACAATCTTATGGTGAGGCCTTTAGTTTAGAAGGTCTTGAACAAACTTTAGGTCAAGGCAACGGTGTTTTTAATAATCCGACCATGGGCGATGTACTTGGTAGTTTTGTTGGATTTAAATATAATCAGAGCATGACAACTTTGTTAGAAGTGCACGAGCAATTACTGACATATTCTGAAGGGCAAAGTTTATTAGCAGCACTTAACCTAGCTTATCAACAGCGTTATTCTGCTAACTCTGATAGTACCAGTGCACAATTAATAATAAATTCGGCCAAAAGTCTAATGTCCAGCAGCAATGCAAACATTGTTGAAGGCTTAAATACTGCTAGTGCCGAGTTTAATCGAATACTTAATCTTTTAATCAATGAAAAGGTCAATCAGCGTTTGGCCAATATCGATCCTGCTAGCGCCTTGGGTTCAGCAGCTCAAAGTGCAGCCTTTGTGGTAGAACTAGCCGATTTACACGATAATAGCAATGGTCTAGGTTACGGTGATTTCGTCCGTGCTGCTTGCGCTAATAACAAATATGGAGAAGCTATCCGAAGTGCAATAGACGAAGGTTATAACCAAAGTATCATGAATGATCTAGCGGTTGAAGTCGCTAATATTATTGATCCTTCGTCAACGGTTCAAGAACTGCAAACAAATCAAACTCTCTATTCAGCCCAGTGCTGCCCATAATTCCACAGTCGAATTAGTTGCAACAATTCAAATAAGATGCTATAATGGTTTACGCCACTAAGTGTCCTTTACACCGAAAGGAGAATTTATGACTGAACTTTTAAATCAAGGAGCGGAGAAGGTTAGCTGCGTCCCAAAATTTATAGTTACTAGTATATTAATTGTACTAATGGTAATTGGTGCATATTTTTGTGTCGAATTACTTAAATGGACTTTTGCCAAAAGGTTAGATTATTTTAAACCAGTGCAAGAAAATTCCATAACCATGCAGGTACGTGAAAAACAACTTGCTTGTTTGGCAAGAAATATCTATTACGAAGCTGGCAACGAACCTTTTGAAGGCAAGGTTGCTGTTGCACAGGTTACTTTAAATAGAGCAGACAGTGGCTTATTTCCTGCTGATATCTGTCGTGTTGTTTACCAGAAAAATATTTTTTACGAAAAAACCATATGCCAATTTAGTTGGTATTGTGATAGAGCTGCCACTGTGCGGCCTCTTAGCCAAGAAGTCTACGAGGAAAGCATGGAAGTAGCCAAAAAAGTTTTATTAGAAGGATTCAGATTACCTAGCTTGCATGATGCTATGTATTATCATGCTGACTATGTAAATCCTGGATGGCGTAAAGAGAAAATCGCCAAAATTGGTCGTCATATTTTTTATCGTTAAGGAAAGCAAATGAATCAACCTGAAACAGCAGCAACAAGAATGTTAGAATCAATTTTGAATATTCCCACAGTAATCTATGAGTTTGTTAAAGACCATTTGGTTAATATCAGCGCAAGAACTTTAGGATGGCTAACAATAGTTCTGCTACATCTCAGCAGTGTACCCACATTGCTGGCCGTGCTGACGCATCAAAGCGATCGCATGCCACCAGTGGATATCATGTTGTTTATCTGGGCCGGTCTGATAACTATATTCTTTAAGAGTTTGTTTGAGAAAAATTATCTTTATTTGGCCACAATTTGTTTAGGGTTCGTGGCCCAAACAGTATTAATGAGCTTAATATTATTCAAGTAGTCTAACTAAGTACATTTGTATAACCAATAATTGGAGTTCCAAAATGACAAAAAGAACTGGACAGTATGAGGACTTGGATTTAAGCACAGCCACGGAACTCGAAGAATCCGACGATCTGGATATTGAAAACACCGACGTAGGGTTTTTACTAGACAAAGATGGCAACCTCAAAACAGTGTTTGGACCAGCAGCTGGTTTTGAAAATCCTTCAGAAACCTTGGCTGCGATCTTGGAAATTTTTGGTATTTCTGAGCTGGTAAAGCCAGACAAAACACTGCACTAGCGTCTAAAAATTCAGCAGATTTGTGGCGTAAAAACCACAAAATTCTGCTGAAAATACAGTCGCAAACTGTGGTTTTTGCGCCACAAAAGCCCAAAACTTGACAGGGTTACCCGTTTTTGCTATACTACGAGTATGGAAAAACGCACTCGTAAACGCCGTCAAGACACTAAGCATGCCTTGTACATGATCGTCAATGTAGTGACTAACGAGCACTATGTTGGCATTACAGTATGCGGCAGCGAAGTCAATCGCGCTCTCAAAATACGCTGGCAAAAGCATGTTCGTCGTGCTGTAACTGAGAACAAGTCGTGGGCTTTGTGCAACAGTATTCGTACTCATGGCGCAGAAGCTCATGTCATGCTCTTAGTTGACATTGTGCGTGGACGCAAGCCCGCACATGTCGCAGAGCGCGAAATCGTAAATTCATGTGCTCCGGCACTAAACACGCATTAACCCTACGCTTGACAGGGTTAATCATTTTTGCTATACTAACGGTACACTGAAACAACGGAGATACAAAATGGCATACAAAGGTTTTTATCGTGCTCCTCGTGTTGTTACCCCTGACGCTGCTCAGGAACCCCAAGTGCAAGCTCTGCGTGATGCTATGAGCGCAATGTCTGCTCGTGACGCAGAGTTCGCTGGCAGCTTAGTCAGCAACTTCTACCGTTTTGGTCGTCTCAGCGACAAGCAGTTAGTATGGGTTGATACGCTTACCCAACGTGTTACCAATCCTGCCCCGGCACCCGCTGCTGCTGTACAAGTCAATGTTCAGCGCATTCAGGCAATGTTTGACCGTGCCGCACAGACTCTCAAGCGTATCAAAGTCAAACTTCAAAGCGTTGAGGGTCAGCCTGTTGCGTTTGGTCGTGCTGGTCCCGCTAGCAAGTATGCTGGTCAAATTCTTGTAACAGACGGTGGCCCGTTTGGTGCTAATAAGTACTTTGGTCGCATTGACCAAAATGGTGACTTCCATGCCACTAGACAAGCTGGTGCCGACGTGTTAGCATTGGTACAAGAGTTTGCCGCAGAGCCCGAAGCTACTGCTGGCAAGTATGGTCGTTTGACTGGTGCTTGCAGCTTCTGCAATCACAGTCTCAAAGATAGTCGTAGCACTGAATTGGGTTATGGCCCAGTGTGCGCGAAGCGTTTTGGTTTGGTACATTAATTGGAGAATACTATGGTTAAGACTGTTGACAATCCTATTAAAAAAGGTGACATCGTAGTAGTTACCCAACGATACCAATTTTATACTCGTTTATCTTTCAGACGCATGCCAGCCGGGCATAAGGCAGGAATACAAGTTTGGAAAAAATATGACCTTAGCAAAGGTGACAAAAAAATTGTCAAAATCGGAAAAGTCTTGAGAGTAAATCGTCTCACTTACACTGTGGAGATGCGAGGTGACTGTAATCCTTACACTCAAGCAGAATTTCTGATACCAAAGAAAGATGTTCGTTTGAGCCTAGAACAATCTATTAACAGAGTATAAACATGGACCAACCCTGGCAAGTTATATCAGCACTAGAAACTCATAATCTGCGTACCAACAAGGAGCAGATTATTGAGGCTCAAGCCCAAGCCGGCAACTCTGAATTCTTTGAGGGTTGCCGCTTGGCTCTTGATCCCATGATTACCTTTGGTATCAAGCAAGTTCCCGAGAAGAAGGCTACTGATCAACTTACCAGTGCCCATGGCATGAACTGGGATACCTTTGCCTTGGCTATCACAGGCTTTGTCAACAGAGAAATCACCGGCAACATGGCTCGTGACATGTTGAATCACATGATGCTGGCTAGTACTGTTGAACAGTGGAATAGATGGTACCGTCGTATCCTTATCAAGGACCTACGCTGCGGTGTCAGTGAAAAGACCATAAACAAGGTGGTAGAAAATGATTATGTGGAGTATGCTATTCCTATGTTTGGTTGTCAACTTGCTCATGATAGTGCTAATCACGAACGCAAGATCAACGGAAGACGACTCATTGAGGTCAAACTTGATGGAGTTCGGGTCATTACTATTGTGCGCCCAGACGGTCGTGTTGACCAGTTTAGTCGTAATGGCAAAGAACTCAGTAACTTCAGTCACATAAAAGCACAGTTTCATGCTGTCGCTCATAATCTCACCGAAGCTATGGTGTTTGATGGCGAGATCATGAGCGACAGTTTCCAAGACTTGATGCGTCAGGTACATCGCAAGAGTAATGTGCGGGCTAACGATGCTGTGCTGCATCTGTTTGATTGCCTGCCTTTAGCAGAGTTTGAGCAGGGTCGCAGTGACGCCACTCAACTAGAACGTAGTCATGCTCTATGGGCTTTCTATGAGCGTTATGAAGCTGACTTGCCAAGTGTGCGTGTACTAGGTCAAGAGCTGGTAGACTTGGATACCGAAGCAGGTCAGGCTCGCTATCGTGAGATCAATCGTGAAGCCATTGCAGGCGGCTACGAAGGTATTATGATCAAAGATACTGCTGCCGCTTATGAGTGCAAGCGTAGTGTAGCATGGTTGAAACTTAAGCCTTTCATTGAAGTCAGCTTAAATATTGTTGACATCGAAGCGGGTACTGGTAAAAATACAGGGCGTCTTGGTGCCCTAGTTTGTGAGGGTGAGGATGACGGACGTAGAATTAGGGTTAACGTTGGTAGCGGCTACAGCGATGAGCTTCGTACTGGGATTTGGGATAGTCAGCATACTGTTATCGGACAGGTGGTCGAGATTCGTGCAGATGCTGTTACTCAAAATCAAGATGGCAGCTATTCGCTCAGGTTTCCGCGGTTTTTACGCTTTCGCGGTTTCGAG